AAGCAACGAATATTTTCAATACAACTTACGGACGTAAGGTGTGGCAAGCTTTGAACAACCAGACTCGTTTCTTCAATGCAATACCCCGTGTAGTATGGGGTAACACAGCTGGTTGGAGGGTGCGGAGTGACCGAGGTTCTAACCGTTCCCGCCCAGTTACTGAAACTGGCGGCCTTCCCAGTGTGGATGTCTCACAGATTCAGCAGATTTCTAGTCTGCCACGAATCGTTGCCACTACCTTTGGTGCTTCTGTCAAGTCCGTGTTCACGGCTCAGATGGAAGGTGGTATCGGAGATGTCCTTGCAATGGAAAACGAACATGCTCAGCTTGACCATATCAAGGAAGTTAATGAGGAAATACTAGCAGGGTCGGCGTATGGAATAACCACGCCAGCCGGGGGTTCGACGTTTACGGTTCCTGCTTCAATAGGTAAACATTTTAAGACTGGCGATAAACTTATGCGTTGGGACAATGATGGCCCCGCATGGACAAATAATGCCGCTGGAACGGCGGTAACAATTCTTACCAGTATAGACGGCTTGGTGACGTTGGTACCTACTGAAACCATTGGTGGTGTAGATTTTACTTCTACTCCAACTGACGACGATGCTGTTGCTATCTTCTCTCGTGCTGGTTTCACTAGCATTGATGATGTAGTAATGCAAGACGGTGCGACTTTTGGGGGTGGCAATGTAGCTTCCTGCCGCTTTTTCGGTCTTCGGGCCTACTGGTGGTGGGTCACGGTGCTACGACTTAGATGTAGGCACCCGAACTGCTGGTGGGTGGAATGCTGGAGCTTCCGTATCGTATAATGGTGGTACGGGGCGTGACCTTTCTCTCAACTTGCTGGATACTGCTATTCAGAAGGTTAGGGAAAATGGCGGTGAGCCTAAGCTCATCCTCATGGGGCATGACCAGTACTTCAAGCTGGAGAGGCTACTCAACTCCCAGCAACGGTATATGGGACAGGAAGAGTATCAGGTTGGAATAGGTTCAGAACGAACCTTCCCTGGTACCCGAACTGGCTTGGTTCTGGCTACTTATATGGGTATTCCCATAATGCCAGATGTGGACGTTGCTAAATCCGTTTCTAGTGCAGATGCGGTTTTGGGTTCAAACATTTATGTTTTGGACACTGACTATATTGAGACGGCTATTGCTCAGCCTACTCAATACATCGAGAACCGTGACTATTTTGCTGCTGACCAGCTGATAGTTCGTGGTTTGCTCTATACGATGGGTGAGATGCGAGTTAAAAATATGTGGGTTCAGTCTAAGATAGCTGACCTGAACGCCTAGTCCACCACTTGGCTAGGGGCAGGGGCCTTACGGCCCCTGCCCTTCTTTGAATGTAATGTAATGTAAGGTGTGAATGATGCGATATGTATATGAAGATGGTGTGCTACAAAGTCTGGATGTTCAGACAAAACGGATGGTTGGAGAAGTGATGACTCTTATGGAAGCTTCATTATCTGACACTTCAGCAACGATTGCCTTGAAGAAATCTGTGAAGCAAGCTATGTGGCGTACCAATCGTAATATTCAAGATGACTTGAACAGTATGTCATTTAAGAATATGGAGGAATGAAATGGCTAAACATACATTTGCAATGTCCGATGTTACTGGTGATACGAGAATACTTGCTAGGTCTGCGAAAGGTTATGACTGGAACTATCTAGCTGATGATGAAACACTTCTCTTTGGGTCTACGGATGAAACCGCCTTTAGTGTTAAAAATATAATTCCTGGTACTGGTATTTCTACTGGTACAGGGACTTTGTTTAAGGGTTCTGTTTTACGCATGGGCGATGTTGTTGAAACAACCATCGTCATTGACTTAACAGGGTTAACCTCTGGTGGTGCTAATTTAGATATTATTGGCTTTAACGCTGCTGCCAATTGTCATCTTGGACAGATTACTGCTGCTAAAAATGGAACTGTTTTTGCTGGGTCTATGCAATGTGTAGAAACTCCAGCGGGTGGAGAACCTGATATAGACCTTTATTCAGCTACAGTAGCTACTGGTACTGAGGACACTCTTATCTCTGCTATAAGTGGAACGGAACTAGTGGGGGCTGCGGAAGATTGGTCGGCTACTGGTACTAGTACTGTGACTCATAAAGGGTTAGCTGTTGTCCCTGCTGCTGATTCGTATTTGTACTTAGCAGGGGGCGGGGGCATTACAAATTCAGCTTATACCGCTGGGAAGTTTGTGATTAAACTATACGGTTATTAAGAATCTTTTGAATAATGGGGAGTAGTTTTACTACTCCCCCCAAAGGATAAAACATGACGGATGCAAATACTAATGTACATCTAGCAGTATATATGGAACGACTAGATACTTATATAGAAAGTCAAACCAAATTAAATGAATCCTTGTGTGAAAGTCTATCTAAGATTTCTGTAGATGTGGATAAATTACAAGGATGGAAAGATAAAGTGGGAGGCATGAAG